CCCTACTTTTGCGGCAGTCATGGTGGCGGGTCCACCCTCACCTCCAACATTTCCACCAAAAGTGTCAGCGGTAGGTATACTTACGGGTCCACCTGAACCTGTTTGTATCATCTCATCTACTGCGGACGCATTGTCTGCATCTACATCCGCTTGTGTGGCTTTGCGTAATCCTGTGAGGTTTTCGCGTTGTTGCTCAAGGAGTACACGGGCATCATCAAGTCCTGTAGTAGTGGCGGGTTTATATTCATCCATTACATTACGGTAACGGTCTGATAAACGCTCAACATCAGATAAGTCAGCTTCGCGTTGGCGGGATAGGTTGCCCCGTTGAATATCTTCTGTGTACGCAGATAGTCCAAGAAAGTTACCTTCGGAATCAAATCCTGCTTTGCGGTTAGTTGGTAATCCTGTGGCGGGGTCAATCGCATTGCGACTATCTCCGAGAAGATTAATCATTCCATCACCTGAAAATGATGCGGAAATGGTTTCTGTCTGTCCTGCTTTTGATTTATCTACGATTATCTGCCCGTTTGGATCTTTGCCGTAGACGGGAGTTGCGTCTGCTGGAGGGATGGTAGTTTTTAGTTTACCACCATCAGAAAGGTCTAATATTTGTCCTCCATCACCACCAAAATTAGAATTTAATCTTGTAGCATCAAGATCAAGCCCAGAGAATGATCCCTTCTCTGCCTGACTTATTTCAGAAAACAATCCTATTGATACGGGTTCGCCTGTGGCCATTACGCCATCCCGTATCCTATCAAAAAATCCACCTGGTTGCGTTCTAAGTTTTTCAGCAAATGGATCACTTGAGCCAAAAGATGAAAAACCTTCTTTTACAGTGTCACCTGTTTTGGGATCTTTAAATGTAACTTTGTATATAGGATCGCCAGATGCGTTTGTTTTGCCACTTTGTTTTATAAATTCTATATCAGTTTTGACTGACTTAGTTGTAGCTTTCTGTCCACCCTCATACCCAACAACCAACCTTCCTTGATCATCGTATGTACCATTAGTAGATGATTCCGTTCTATTGCCCAATAAAGTCTGGCGCAAAACATCCGTATCGATTTGTGCAGTCTGCTTGCGAATGGGTGCTTCAACTCCTTGAATGATGTCACCTAAATCACCACCTTCAAAGCCTGCTTCTGCGTATATGTCGGCATAGTCTCCCTGTCCAAGCAGTTGCTCCATTTGCGCTTTCATCGCGTCTGCCATGCCCTCGCCGTAAGACGGGGTAATTGGTGCTGCTACATTGTAATTTGTTCCTCCTCCGCACATAATAAGTTTCTCCTAGATTTTTGGTAAGTTTTTGTAAAAGATGTTAGTAGGCCAGACAGGTTCAAAGCCAAAGTGTTCCATATGGTTTTTATATGGACTGTGACTGTTGCAGGCTATGAATGCTTGGTTTACACCTTTTTGTGAAAGCATACTTTCCTGTATCTGATTTAATATTAAAGAGTCTTTTGCCCCTACTTTCTTACTGTGATGCCAAAGTAATACCATAGGGACTTCGCATAGATTCCAACCTCCAACAATTTCATTACCCTTCATCACTGCGTGGGTAGGAATCTTCATGTTATCATTATCTTCTTCTGCTAGTTTTGAAACCAACTGAAGAGTTTTGGGGTCGTTAATTTTTAATACTTTTGGGATGTTGCTCATATTCATTCTGACATTAGATATTCGTCTGCATCTGTTGCACTCACTGCACTACCCAGGTTAATACGAACCCAATTTGTACCGTTATCCACAGCAAGGCATGGGTTTCCCCCATCACCATCACTTACATAGATAAGTCTCCCGGTTGTGCCATTGGCAGGTAAGGATGATACTGTCTTGTTCTCCAGGGTAACGGATGTTGCAGATATGGAATCAACTGTGACTGTTGGTTCACCGAGTAGGTTTAAAGATGCGGCATCTGTTTCCACGCCTGTGGCAAAGGTAAAGCCTCTTGTAACTGTAGCAGTGGTAGCCATTACGCTATGTCCCTTCTTGTGCTTGCTCCACCTGCTATTGCTTCCACACTTACATGACGGAACTTCGGTGATCCACTAGACACATCAATCTCGACATTTGCGGCGTAACCTCTCGCGCGTCCACTGCCAAAGCGAATTAATTTCTCTTCCTTCGATCCCGTGTAATTCTCCGTGTGGACTGTGTTCGTCCGATCCGGGTCTATTGTGTTCACCTTGATCGTGAATTGATCCCCGTTGTTTACTTCGCATCCGAGTTGTCCCCGTCTCCATGATTTCACATCTATACTGCCTAATGTGAAGGAGCGGGTCTTCAGCTTGGCACTTATCGCGGTGGATGTGGTGCTTGCGTTGCCTATTGTTCCCGTGATGTCGGTGGCAGCTTCCTCGATTAAATGCCATCCCTTGTCATTGACTGCAAACAGTCTTCTTCTGGTGGGATCTGTTCCATGTAGTACAGTGACAAAGTCATCGATTACAAAGCCGGATGGAAAACTGTCTATAGATGTCCATGAAGTATTAAGAATGTCATATATAAATATTTTATTATTATCAGTTGCAGAACCTGTAGGTAGTGCGAGGTAGTATTTATTATCAAATACGATACCACATGCTTTCTCAGCAGATGCATAATTTACATCTAAGAATTGATCCTGGATAGGACGGGATAAAGGGATTGCTTCACCACTTACTTTACTGATTGCCACTCCTAAGCCTTTAGCGGGATCTAATCCTTGCTGTAAGGTGTACACGCCATCATCGGAGAGGAAGTAGATTTGTGGTCCACTTGCTGCCACACTCTTCCGAGCTACACATCCGCGTTGGCGGGTAATCTCAAATACTGCGGCTGCACTTGTGACTGCACAGTTGTTAATCAAATGAATGCTGTTGCGAAAAAATACAATTAACTGATTTTCTAAGTATTCAGTAAATCCTATCAATCGATCAGCAGTGCCTCGATTAATTCTAAATTGTGATTCAGCAGGATAAAAATTATCAGTGTCTAAAATATCCGACATGATGACAGTGTATGCAGAATCTGATGGTTGTGGTACGATAAGTCTATTTGCAAAGAATGTACCAAAGTTCGTGCTTGGACATTCCACTCTTCCTGCTGTGGGTGATCCGTTGTTCTTGAGCGTGAATGCTGTTGGAGTCGAGTAGTCTCCATCCCATTCCATTGGATCTTTACTTGTGCCACGAAAGAGGATCAGTTTCTCCATTGCTTGCACAAAGCTTGCATTGTCTCCACTTGCGACAGTTTGTCCACCAGGGTAAGCGATATCTATACCGCTGTTATTCTGGTCGTTCCAAAGGATAACTTTATTCTTTGTAGCACAGGCTATAAATTCTGTGCCTGATACAGGGTCTGAAAATAATGTGGATGCAAATACTTGCTCATCCCCAGCATAAGTTAAAGTGACTGCTCCTGCTTTAAATTCAATTCCTTTACGCACAGAAGCTAAGTCACCATCTAAGCGCATATTCTCGGATGCTTCAACTGTACCACCCTCAAGTGTTGTGGGTTCCAAGTAGGAGTCTATTCCACGAAAACCACGATCCCCATCGGTGAGGATTGGATCATCCATTCTACCCTTTGGTTCGTAGCGTGCCATTACTTTTTCTTAAACTCTTGGTAAAGCTTTCGCCCCATGTAAATGATTGTAATAACTCCTGCTATACATCCGAAAAGACTATCTAGCGTGGATAGACCAAAGGTTGCCAATGTACCTCCCATTCCAAATATGGATGTGCGGTCAATCATTAGAAAAGCCAATCTAATATTATGATGCCAACAACAAGTCCGACTAACACGGTTATCATTTTACCTTTTTTCGACATATCTAAAAACTTGTCTTTTAATAGTTCTAAATTCTTCATTTGGGAGTGCTTGGTTTTACGGGAAATGGTGCGCGGGTTTGATGCTTTATCGCTTCCGTTTTTGAACAGTTACGAGCAGTCCTTTTTGCGATGAAAATTGGAATAGCTAAGTATCCGGCAAGCAAGACTGCGGCTCCAATTAATATGTTCTTTACAGTGCTTGTGAATTTCTCAAAGCCTGTTTGGTGCTGTGCGAGTCCTGCTGTTACTAAGCCTTGAACATCACCGTGAGTGATTGATTCCACTAACTCTTCATTAGCATCCGTAAGCTCGTAAATCTTTCCACCAGCATAACCTACCCCTG